ACGCTGGTGTCGCCGCCATCCGTGCCTCGATAGGCATTGAAGTTCTTGCCGACGTCGACCTCGTAGATTTCCTTCACGTCATTCGGGGACAGGATGAACTCCTGCGCCACCCAATCGGCGCCCAGGAACTCCCGCAGGTGCATCGTCTTCGGGTCCGGGATGATGCTCATGGATGTCGGGTAGTCCATCGTCAGGCCCTCCCGAACCACCACCTCCACCTGCGTGGAGAGGTCGTTCAGGAGCAGGCGCATCTGCTCGGCCTCCGCTGAGCTAGGATCAGTCTCGTTGTCGGCGATGTCGGCCGAGAGGCGCTCCAGGGTGGCGAGACGATTGGAAATATCGGCGATGCGTGCCTCGATCTCGGGCTTCTTCTGCATCACCCGCTCGAACCCAACCTTGACGTAGCCGACCCCGGTGGTCGAGGCACGACGCACCGTCATCTTCATCATCTGCTTGAAGTCTTGCGGCAGCTGGTCGATGTTCTGCCTGAACAGGTATTCCAGGGTCTTGGCGATCTTGTCGAGCTGCTGCTCCATCTCCTTCACCTGAGCGGCGTCCTGGAGAATGGGCGCCGCAGTCGCCTGCGCGGCCCCCATCGCGGCCGGGTCCATCATCCCCATCGACTGCTGCTGGATCATCTGGGCCGCGCTCTGCTGAAGGGCGACCAGGGTGCTCTGGTCCCCGTCCCAGGCAGTGTTCATGATCCGCTTGCGGCGATAGGCGATGAATTTGGGGTTCTTGGCATAGAAGAACGCCACCCGCTGCGAGACGATGCGCAAGGTCAGGTTGGCGACGTAGCGGTCATCCTTGGCGTCCGTGGACCACTGGAGCCCCGTCACATAGTCCTGGTCCTTGCGCATCTGCTCGAAGACCGGGGCCCAGTATTTCTTGGCCCGCTTGATGCGGTCGGACCATTTGTTGACCAGCTCCTTGCGGGGCTCGTCGACATCGGGCTCCTCGCGGTTGATCTGCTGCGTGTCCTCCTGCTGGGCGAGGAGTTCCAGCGGTGCCTTGCCAGAGAGGAAGGCGGCCTCGATCTCCTGCTGAAGCGGGGACTGCTCGACGGGCATCACCAACCTCCAACCGTGCGATGCTCACGCTCGGTCTTGCGCTCGCGAGCGGCGCTGTCGATCACCCAGCCCATAGTCATGTGCCTCGGGGGCTCGACCTTCTTCTTCAAGGCACGCTGGCCTCTTTGCTTGTGGAGGCCAATCCCGAAGAGCGCGATGGTGTCCACGAAGTCGTCATGGGAGCCTTGCGGGAATTTCAGCATCTGGTCGTGTGCCTCGGCCCACCAGGCCGGAAAGACCGGGAAGACCACCTTCATCATCGACATGCGTGCCTGGATGCTCTGGGCGCGCTGTTGTTTATCCCCGATGGGAGGCAGCTCCTCGATGGAGCAGAACACCCGCTTTTCCAGCATCCTCTTACGCAGAAAAGGTCCGATGCTCTTGGAAATATGATCCTTGCCGGCCCACCAGAACAATGGCTGGTATTTCTCCATCATCAGGATCATGTATTCGACCACGGTCGCGGTGTCGGCCTGCTTCCAGAACAGATCGGGCATCACCCACATCTGATCGTGCTCGTCGATCCCCACCGCCATCAAGCACGTCTTGTCCCGGCCTTGTTCGAGGGAGACCGCATGGTCCGAAGCACAGTAGAAGCGAAGTCGATCCTTGGGTGGTATGCGATCCATGCGCGGGTAAGTGCGCATGTGGACGGCCTTAAAGAAGCTCCCGTCCTCGGGGGTTGGGCGGCCCTGATAGAGGGCCTGGAACCCTCGAACATCCGTCTGGCGGATGCTATCCAGATAATCCTTGTCGAAGCGTTCGGGCCAGAGAGGCTCACCCTCCTTGCGTCCCATGACGTCATTCTTGCGGGCCAGGGCGGGCATGTCGATGACATGCCATTTGGTAGCTTCTGCCAAGGAGTAACACGGGTTTTGTGGGTCCGTCAGTCGCCCGATCAGATCGTCTTCGTGCCAGCGCGTCTGAATGATGACGATGGAGCCGCGCTTCGTCATCAGGCGCGTCTGCAAGACCTGGGTATACCAAGACCAAAGCTTTTCCCGGATGGCTGGGCTGTCGGCCTCCTGCCGATCCTTGGTAGGGTCGTCAAGCAGAATGACATCGGCACCTCTGCCGGTGGCGCCAGAGCCTCGACCAAGGAAGAAAATGACGCCACCGGCTTCGGTCTCCAGCCGGTCGACCGACGCTGAGCCGGCTTTCAGCCGCACGTCGGGGAAGACCTGCTGGAAAAGCGAACTCTCGATCAGGTCGCGCACCGCGCGGCCGTGATCCCAGGCGAACTTCTCAGAGTAGGTCGCGACGATGATGGATTTTTCGGGATTTCTCCCAGCGAACCAGGCCGCGAACATGTGCGAGGCCAGGCGGGTCTTTCCGTGCCTCGGCGGCATGGAAATCTGGAGCCGCTTGAAGTCGCCCTTCTCCACCTTCTCCAGCGCGGCCCCCAGCACTCGGTGATGTCTTGCTGGCCGATAGAGGCTGATGGTCACGTCGTCGCGGTCGTCAGGCACGGGCGACATGAACATGGCGAAAGCCACAAGGTCTTCACGCGCCCGAAGGATCGCCTTCTTGCGCAGCAGGAGCCTTGTGGTGGATGCAGAGGTCACTTGGGCTTCTTGGCGCCCCTGGAGTGCTCCTCGTCGTGGTCCTCGTCTTCCTTACGGTATTGGCCATATTTTGCGTGATTGCCGGTGTGCTTATCCACCGAGGCCGCCCCTGAGGCCGCGCCCTCCAGCGCCGTGATCCGCGCATCGAGGCCCGAGATGGTTCCGTCCATGTTGTCCATGCGGGTGTCCTGCGCGGTGTCCTTGCTCTCGCAATTGGTGACGCGCTGCGCCAGCTGGTCGAAGCTCGCCTGAATATCTCCGGGGTCGATCTGCACGCCGGCGACCGTGACGTAGAGGGTCTGCGCGGCGTTCCACGCGGCGCCCATGTTGTTGGTCACAGTCACCGCCGAGAAATCCCCGGCCCAGGCACTGCTCGCCTCGGTGTCCTTGAGCACGCGCCCGTCAAGCACCAGGCCGGTGTTGGCGGTGTCGTAGTTCTGCGGGTTCAGGAACCCCGGCGTCGGCACGTCCACGGTGGCGCCATCCGCGACCGCATCGTGCAGGCGCAGCGACCAGGCATAGGATTTCACGGCCATTTGCTGAACCTCCTCAAGAGACGCGGACGGGTGAGGATTTCACCCGCATCTTGCCCTTGCCGGGCGGTTTCCTGGGCCCTGCGCCGATCTTGGGCCCTGCCATGGGCGGCGGCCCTGCCCCCATGCCGGCGGGCCCGATCCCCGGAGGGGGCCTCAGGGCTGGAGGCGCCCCGAGACCCCCTCCCCCTGGAGGCGGCAATCCGGGGGGTGGCGGCCCGCCTCCACCCATCATTCCCGGAGCACCCCCGCCCCCAGAGACCGGCGGCAGCGGCGGCGGACCCCCACCGCCACTCATGCCACCGGGATGCATGGTCAGGCTTGCCGGCGCTCCGTGCGAGGAGGCCAGCCCTGCGAGAAGCTGCGAGATGCCGGGGCCGGCACCGGCTCCCCCGGGAAGACTGGGCGGAAACGGCATGGTGGTTCTCCTGTGTTCAGAGGGTCTTGATGCGAGGCACGTATCCTCCAGCAAACTGCACCCGCTCGCCGTTTCGGCGAGGCACGATTTCCGGGGGCTTATCCCACATCCCTATGGCCGCGTAGCAGCCCTCCAGATCGCCCTCGTTGAACTTCTTGACGAAGGTCGAGCCGGCGAAGCCCCCGGTGCCGATATTGAAGCAGATGCTCACGAAGGCATCGAACTGGAACTGCGTCATCGGCTTGTGGATGCTCGTGTTCACACAGTCCTCGAACTGATCGAGGTCTTGGTCCAGGATTTCGGCGGCCTGCTTCTCGGTGATGGTCATTCCGGAGACCACCTTGGGCGGCCCGGCCGCAGAGGTGTGCCCGACGCCGATGGTCCACACGCCCACCGTGTCTTTGTAAGCCGTGAGCTTGCAGCCTTCGCGCTCCGTCAGAACGTCCAGCCCGTCGTCGGAGATGGCCATCGGCTTCTTGGTCTTGGTCGTCATGGCTCTTTCGTGCCTCCTACAGTGCCTGGCGCGCACTCCTTGAGAATGGCGAGCACCAGCTCGTTATGCGACACCTCCCGGCTGCGCGCGTTCTTCGAGGCTTCGGACACCAGGTAGGTGGTGAAGCCGAGAAAGCCCAAATTCACCGCCAGGAGCGCCACAGCCAGCGGCGTGCTCTTCATCGCCTCGATGGTGGAGGTTGCAACCTCCGTGATGCCGCCATTACTGGCCACGATGACTTATCCAGTCGATGAAATCGGCCATGGTCAGGGGCGCCTTGCTCTCCAGGGCGCGTATCCGGTTCTCGAAATCCAGAAGGACGTCGTTCAGGCTCAATTCCGCGGTGCCTGGCGCCGGTGCCTGCGGTGCCTGCTGCGTGGGGATTTCCGGGGGCTCTACTGGAGGCTCCCTCCACTTCACGTCCCGGGTGAACTCTGCATAGGGCGGGAACTCGTCGAAGATCAGGTTTGGCCTGGTGTGCCCGATGAACTCGATCTCGCCCTTGCCCTTGGCGCCATCCCAGTGGAGTGCCGAGATGCCCATCCCTCGCAGGGCATCGAATTTCCGCGTGCCGTGCCTGCCGTCGATGCTGATGGCGCCGTCGAGCACGTTGATGTCGATCTTGCTGCGGGTCTCAGCCATTGATGCGGAGCCTCTGTTGTGCAACCCGGCCAATGCCTTGCGATATGCCGTCCACGACCGCCTCGACGGTGCTGTTCCTGAAGGTTTCGAGAGCTGCGCCGGTGGCGCGTGCCTGCTGGGCGTTCTCGACCAGGAGCATGGGCAGCACCGCAATAGCGCAGTGCCAGTTGTCCACGAATTCCTCGCTCTGGGGGCTCTTGCCGATGATGCGGGTGAACCACGGGCACTTATGGCATACCTTCGACACGTCCTTCTGATGCAGAGGGCAAATCTGGCCTTCCAGGGCGCGCGGGGTCATCATCATCACTGCTTCTGAGCCAGGATCACGTCGACATACTGGATCGCCAGCGTGAGCGGGTGGTTGTGGGCGGCGTTGCCGCCATTGCTGATCGCGGCAGCGATGCTGTTCACGGCCTGGCTGAAGTTGACGGTGCCGATGGCGCTGCTGGAGCTGTAGGGCGTGTACCAGGGGCCGTCGTTGAACTGGTTGCGCATCTGCGCCAGACCGAAGCCGGAAGGCGAGGTGGGGAAGTAGTTGGAGCTGGAATTCCCCGGATAGACCGTGATGGTGGCGTTCCCCTGGGTCTGGAGGCTCGTCGGCATCTCTGCGGCGCTCAGGGTGTGCCCGCCGGTGTTGGTCTGCGCCATCACGGCCGAGAAGGCATTGGTGCCTCCGGCGACGCCGCCGGAGCCGGAGACGACGCGCAGCGCCTTGTCGTTCTGGGTGGTGATCTTGGTCCAGCCCGTGGGCGCGGCGCCCATGTAGAACAACATGATGGCGCCGGCAGGCACCGAGGCCACCGGCGGGATGGTGGCGGCGATGGCCGCGTCCACATAAGCCTTGGTGGCCGCCTCGTTGGGGTTCGCCGGCGCGCCCGGGAGCGTGAGGCTCCCGGACAGCACGCCGCCGGTCAGGAGCAGATATTGCGGAAAGCTGTCGGTGACGAGGGCGATGCGATCCCATTGCGCGGCGTTGAAGGCCGCCGGCGTCACGGCGCTCTTGGCGCGGTAGAGATTGCCCGCCTGCACGACATAGGCGCCGATGGCGTAGCTGGCGCCGGCCGAGAAGAAGCGGATGGCGATCAGGTCGAGGGGGTTCTTCGAGCCGTCGATCACGCCCAGCTGGAGATCAGGCCAGTTCGTATACAGCTCGCCCGGCGTGCGTGACCCCGATGCCGGCCGGTTGCCGGCCACCGAGGAGCGGATCGTCTGAACCCGGTTCGTCATGTGACGCTTTCTCCGATCATCTGATCGGCGGGGCTGTGGTCATACCATCAGCTCCTCGACGCGGCCGTTGACGTTGACCACGCCGCAGGCCGCGCTCGCGTTGCTGGTGTTCTGGTTCAGGCAATAGGCTTGCGAGGCGCTGTTCGGCAGGTCCACGGACTGCATCGAGATCGCGCCCTGGGCGGCGAGGCCGCCCGATGCCGAGGTCGCCGAAACAACCTGCGATGAGAGGTTGCCGACCCCGACCTTGCTTAGGGCGACCGTGCAGCTCGTGTTCGTGCTTGCGAGGACAGAGCTGTTCGCGGCCGCCGTATACGAGACTACGGTGAAGTTTCCCTGGAACTGCATCGAATAGGTGACGCGAGAGCCGTTGGTCTCGACCGGCGTGGTCGAGGACGAGTTCCCGCCGGCGCCCTGGTTGATGGCGCCGAGGCCCACCCGGTCGCCCGGCATCGGCACGCCCGGCTGGTAGAGCACGATCTTGGAAGGCGCCGCCGTGTAGTTCCCGGCCGTCGCCTGCGGAGCGAACTCAAGAAAGCCAAGCACCGAATACGGCCGGTTGGACAGGCCGCTCGTGCCGTAGAAGGCGCCGGGGCTCGTCGCCGCCCCGGAAATGAGCGTGGTGCTGACGACATCCTGGCCCGGCTTCAGCGCCCTGATGGTCCAGGTGCCTGAGGCGACCGAGGACTGATAGAGCGCCAGCGACACGGCGCCGCCGGAGATGAAGGCCACCAGCCACAACCGGAAATAGGTGTTGGCCGGGATGCCCATGGTCGACCCGGCCGGCAGGGTGATCGAGAGCGGCAGGGTCCGCACCGCCCAGGTCGGCACCGATGTCGTGAGGCTGTTGTCGCGGACCGGGAAATAGGCCGGGTTCGTGGCCGAGAGGGGGTTCCCGTCGGCGCCGTTGACGGTGACAGTCAGGGCGTTCGAGGCGACGCTTGCCGCAATCGAGATGTTGCTCGCGATGCCCATGCTGGCGACGAACTGCGGCGCCGTCGTGATGATCGGCCCGGCGGTGGTGGCCCCGCCGCCCGAGGCGAGGCTGACGCCGCCCGTCGAGCCCGCACCGAGGGTGACGACGCCCGACCCCTTGGCGTCGATCACTGCATTTTCGTTGGTCGCGCTCGACGTCGCCTGTAGCGAGGCACCGCTGCCGGCGGCCAGCGAGCGGACATTGAAGCCGGTCACGCATGAGGCAACCGAGGCATCGACATTGAGGCCGGGATTGGTGGCGCCCTGGCGCCCGACGCTGAGCGCGTTGGCGCCCGCGCTCTGCCCGAGGATGCTCGTGAAAGCGCCGCTCGCCGGGGTTGTGCCGCCAATCGGCGTGGCGTTGATGGTCGAGCCGTTGAGGGCCAAAGGCGCCGGATTGGAGCGGTTCCAGGCCGTGGCGCCGTCCGAATAGAGGGTGAAGCCCTGGCGAGAACCAGAACCTATCACGACGGTGCCTGCGGCCACCCCATTCAGGGTGTCGGTGCCTGCGGCCTTGATGGTGAGGGTGCTGGTGCCCGAGGCCGCGCCTCCGGCGTCCTCGAAGACAATGGACTGCCCGGCGCTTACTGCGTTGGCGGCCGGCAGGGTCCAGGTTCGCGGCACCGTGAGCGGCGAGGTGGTGACGACGTAGCGATCCGTCGCCAAAACCGTGTAATTCGCGTCTCCGGGGGTGGTGCGCGAGACGCTGGCCGCAGGGCCCGGAATGCCCTGTGGTCCCTGGGGTCCAGTGTTTCCGATAGGCCCCTGGGGCCCGGTGGCGCCGGTATTTCCGGGAACGCCCTGTGGTCCCTGGGCTCCCGTCTGCCCGAGGTCGCCCTTGACGCCCTGAGGGCCCTGTAGACCCTGAGGACCGGTCGGTCCCGTCGGTCCCGCAGGGCCCACCGGCCCCGCAGGGCCCACCGGGCCCGTGATGATGTTGTCGGAGGGCCCCAGAAAGAAGATGCAGTGCGATTTCGCGTCGGCGCGAGGCGCATTATCGAAAATCACGCTTTTTCCATCAGCAGAGAGCGTGAAATCCACGCCCGGCTCTTGCGGAACGCCGTCCAGGACCACCAAAAGTTGTGAAGTGTCGGTCGCGATCTGCTGGACGCTGCTCATATTCAGCAAAACGAAGGTCGTGGTGCTCCCGTCGAAGGTCCAGGGCTTGATTTTCGTGATCAAGACGGTCGCGGCGGCGAATTTCGACGCCGGAACCAGAATATCGAAGCTGACGATCTGCCCGGCGGTCGCCGGAGCGGTCAAAGTGACGGTGGAGGCCCCCGCAGCGACCGTAAAGTCGTTATTTGGCGTCTTTCGGACGCCGTTGACGTAGGTTTCGATGCCCTCGTTGCCCGAAGGATCAAGAACATGCGCCTTTCCGAACATATCGGCGATTGAAGTGTAAAAAACCGTCTGTCCGGCGGTCGCAGTATAGAACAAAGAGGCCGTGACGGACTTTGTAGGTGTTCCAAACTCCTGCCAAGTCGTTCCATTCCACACATACATCTGCTGTTGGGTGGTATCGTAGTAGATCGAGCCCATATCGAGGGCTGAACCGTCCTGTTGTTTAGTGGGCGGGGCCGGATACGGACCCAAATAGAAGTAATACAGCATCCCGCCCACGGCCGCATGGGCCTGATAGGCCCACCAGCGGCTCGACCAGTGCTCCCCGGTGATGGCGTTGAGGGCGAGCACGTTGGGCGGGATGACGTCGGGCATCCGCTCGGCCCACTCGATGGCCACCTGAGCGTAGTCCTGGGCGGTCGCGGCGGCTCCCTGAGGGTCGACACCATAAAAACCGCCCGCATTCACCCCCAAGCTGCCCACCGGAAGGTCGTTGGGCGCCGGAAGGGCCAGGGTTTGGGGTGTTTCAGGCAGGTTCGAGAGGCGCTCGACCCTGGCGCGCACCACCTCGGAGGTGCTTGAGACGCTCTGTGCCTGGGCATTCACCTGCTGCACATAGGCTTCGACGGCCTCGAAGATGGCCTTGCTGCTCTCGGAGGCTTGCCGGGCCCTGGCGGCCTCGGCGCGGATGTCGGCGAGGAGGCCCTCCATCCCCGTGACCACCCCCTTGGCGAGGGCCGTCGTGGTGTCTGGCCTCAGTTGCTCAGGACCAATGGTGCCGTTGCGAACGATGCCGTCGTCCCGAACCACCGTGCGAAGGAATTGCAGCAACTCGTTGAAAAAACGCTCATGCTCGGCGATCTGAGCGCCGATCTGGTAGGGCTGGACGGTGCCTTGGTCGAAGTCCGTGACGCGGTTCGGCAGCTGGGGAATGGTCATGCCGGCGGTGCTCTCGTGGGCGAGGCGATAACCTGGGTGCCGCTGTAGATCATGTTGGTGGCTGCGGCCGCAGCGTCGGCCTGGGCGCTGAGATCGGCGCGGCGCGCCAGGGACCACTGGCGCAGAGCCTCCAGATCGTCGGGCGTCGGGGGGTCATTCACGGTGGGCGGCGGCGTGTCTGGCATCCGGCGTGCCTCAAAACGAGGGCGAGCGGGGATGGCCATGCCGAGCGGCCAGGTGTCTGACGGCCGGAAGCTACACGCTTCGTGCCTGAGGAGGCAAGCTTTCTGGATTTGTTCTTTGTTCTTTGATCCAGATCAAAGGCGCCCCGGCCTGCCGAGCATTGGGGGCTGATGGGTCCGGGCCGGAGCGCCTGCCTGTCACGGCAGGCACAGAGATAGGGTGCGGCCGCAGCCGTTCCAGGGGGCAGATTTCTGTGGATAACTGGCACGCGGCTTGCAATAGAATTCCCTAAAGCACCGTCCGGTGTCCCTTTCGGCGGCAGCGGCATGCATGAACCACCTGCCACTGCATCGATCTCACCTCGTGCAAGGACGGGCCGAGGCAGGGATGCAGAGGGATCGGGTCAGCGCCGGGACAGACCAAGCTGACCCTGCCGCTGCCCTCTTAGCCAGCTACACATCACCACCTCCTCGGCCCCCGACTGCTTGCACAATGCACACGGTTTGAAAAGTTGGGACACGGCGAATTTGGTCCATGCGCCTGGCCCGAGCCCGTGCGCCCGAGCGCACACCCCCGGGGGCGCACACGCGCGCGCCCCTGCGCGGCCGCGCCTGCGCACACGCATAATGCGCACGCCCGCGCGCGCCCCTGCGCGGCCGCGCCTACGCGCGCGCGGGCGCAGGCACACACGCGCACGCGCCCTCGCGTGCCTGCGCGCACGTGCCCGCGCGCGAGGCACGGTGCCTGCGCCCCTCTCAGATCGCCCTGGCAAT